TGGTCAGTCGTAATACCAATCCAATTATCTGTGCCTGTTGCAGAGCAATAGGTTTCCCAATACCATTTACCAGTTAAAGGTAGTTGAATTGTTGCTTTAGGACAAACTTCACCAGCTCCACTATTAAAATCTAAATTACCAGCAGTAGGTGCTACAGCAGATTGCAAAGGATTTAACACCGCATAATTAGCCACAGTCGCACTTGTTAGCGTAGGACTGTCTANCATNGCATCATAGGTTNNGCCAGCAGTTACAGATATGTTATTAGTATTGTAATAGTTTCCGTTACCACTAAAGTCTTTACCTAGACCTGCATTAGAACCTGATGTAGTAGCTATGTCAGAGAATGGCAAATAGAATCCGTTAGTGCCATAAGTGCCTGTATATTTAGATGGTTGCCATACACCTGTAGTTGCGTTTGTAGAGCCAAATGATGATGGTGTTAAGGCTTGTCCGTCAATGAAGTTTACTTCAGCTAGGTATCCGTCAAAGTAATCCCCAATATCAGTAGCACCTACTCTATTAACTACAGTATTATTTATTGAACCTGATGCATTTTGAGCAATTTGAGTGTTGATTGTAACAGTCTGTAATGTACCATTAACATATATTCTCATTCTGTTTGCCGCAGTAGCATTTGTTGTGTCAAAAACAAAAACTAAATGATACCAAGCTGATGGGTCACGAAATACTGCTGGTGTTAGGATATATCCATTAATTGTTCCTGATGCAGAATTATAAAATTGAATAGTATTATCACTATTAAAATAAAAACCTGTATCAGTACCACCATTGTTTCCTGCGTGAAAAAGTATCCTAACAGAAGACAAAATGCCACGTTTAACCCATCCACTCCAAGTCCAAGTTGTTCTTGAACCAGCACTTCCAGGTGTTCTATTTAAAAAAGCATTAGCACTAGCTCTAAATCTTAATGAGTTATTTATGTTATAGCCTGTAGAAAGTGTGTTAGCTGATAAAACAGGAAACATTAAGCAACTCCCAATGAGCGACCTTGTTCGTATAGGTTTGTGCCGTCTGATCTAAATACAAAGTAATCTTTAGCGCCAGCTGCCGTTGATAATGTAGGTGCTACGCCACCAGCCCAATCAAACACAGCGTTCCAAGTTAAAGTATTAGAACCTGCATTTTGAATAACAGCTAGTGCATAGAAACCGCCATTAACCAAGTTAGTTGGTGCGCCAACAGTTCTGTTTGTGGATACAAAAGTAAATGTTGCCACTTGGCCTAAAGATGTATCCCATGCAATAGTAGCTGCGTCTGTTAAAGTAATGTTAGGTGAATATCCTGTGCCTACTACAGCTAATTTAGCGGCAGGAGTTGCAGTTCCTAAACCTAAACGGTTATTTGAATTATCCCAAAATAGTTGAGCATTGCTTTGGCTATACACGCCTGAAGCGCCTGCAAACACAACTGAACCTGATGTAAATTGAGTTGTAGTGCCTGTTCCACCAACTGTTACGCCTACCGTTCCTGTTGATATGTTAGACCCGCTCAAGCTTGTTAATGAAGCACCTGATCCACTAAAACCTGTTGCAGTTAATATGCCTGTGCTTGGATTAAAAGCTAATTTAGTAGAAGATACATCTGCTCCAGTAATTGAACCAGTTGAAGCGCTTGTAAATGTTAAATAACGAGTTGCATTAGTAGTTGTGTCGTCTGTAATTGCTAATCCACTAGCATTTGCTTGCCATGTAGGTGCAGAAGCCCCATTAGATGTTAATACATAACCTGCTGTGCCTGTTGACCCAGCTAATGAAATTGTATTNTTTACTCTAAGATCAGTAAATGTTCCAGCTAAAGGCGTTGTTCCACCAATAGCTACGTTATTCATTGTTGATGCGGTTGCTGGATTAATTGTTGCAGTTCCAGTTCCAGTTGGGGCTATACTAATCGCCGAATTTGCACCGTTCATATTAATTGCGCCATCTATTGTAACGTTTGTGCCACCACCACCACCCCATTGTAAGCAAGCATTTCCTGTATTAGTCTTTAATGATCCACCGCCTGATCCTGCTGCATTAAAATTTGACCCAACAAAGCTAGTTGTTGCAGTAATAGTTGTGCCTGTAATTGCGGCAGCTAATGTGTTACCGATAACAGGAGGGCTAGATAAATCTAATGATCCACCTAAAGTTAATGAGCCTGAGCTTGTAACTGTTCCTGATAAACTGATACCTGATACTGTTCCTGTGCCTGATACAGATGTAACTGTTCCTGCTGAAAGTGTAGCCCATGAAGGAACACCACCAGCTAAAGTTAATACTTGTCCATTAGTGCCAGCTGATAAGAATGTTGTAGCACCTGCACCGCTTTGATATGGTAGTGAACCTGCTAAACCACCAGCCAAATTAGTAGCTGTTGTAGCTGAAGTAGCTGAAGTTGCAGTTGCAGCATTACCACCAATAGATAATGAAGTAGCTGTGCCTGTTAAACCTGTGCCAGCGCCACTAAATTGTGTTGAAGCTGTAATAGTTGTGCCACCAAGCGTTGTAAAAGCGCCTGTAGAGGCTGTTGTAGCCCCAATTGTTGTGCCATTAATAGTTCCACCTGTAATTGCTACTGAACTAGCGTTTTGGGTGCTTAATGTGCCTAATCCTGTGACTTGTGTGTTAGCAATAGATATAGCTGTGTTAGTAACTGATGTTGCTTGACCTTGTGCGTTAAATGCAATCACAGGAACATTGGAAGCTGATCCATAAGTTGCAGCAGTAACGCCTGTGTTTGTAATACTAAATTGTGTGCCTACTAAAGTAAGGCCTGTGCCTGCTGTGTAACTTGATGAAAATGAAAGGTTATACCAATTCATTGCAGTAACACCTAATGTGCCACCTGGTTGAGCAGTTGTATAGAACGCAGCAGTCGCTTGACTACCACCTACTATATAAATAACCGCACCAATGTATTGCGCCCATGTTGTAGAGCCAACAGCGTAAGTCCATGCACCTGTTTGAACGGTATAAATACCATTTTCTGCAAGATTTGTTTGATTTTTAACTAAAACTGTATCGCCTGCAACAACTGATACGGTGTCAATAGTTTGTGGGCCTGAAAGCGTAATGTTTGCTGTAGTGGCTACTTTAGCTGGCGCTTTCCATGAAATGCCTAATAATGCGTAATCTACATATTGTTTATTAGCAATATCAGTAGCGGCAGAAGGTGTTGTTGAAATAGTGCCTGTGACTGTAGATATGTTAGTAAAATTACCTGTCGATGGAACTAATGCACCAATAGTTGTGCTATTGATCGTGCTGCTTGTAATGTTTAATCCTGATTGGTCAGGATCAATTGTTGCTGAAAATGGCTTGTTCTGCCCAATAAATGTTACAAAGTTATCTTGTAAGTCAAAATATGCCTGAACAGGCAATAAATTCTGAATTGTAGATTGAGCAGGACTAGTCATTATATTTCCTTAGTTTTGATCGATAACAGGCGTTACATATAGTGTGGTTGTATCTGATCCACCACAAATTGCTGTAATTTGAAACGGAGCTGTTGGAACTGCTAATGTTATTGGAAGTGTCATACTTGCTGGTAATACAAAATCACCTGGTGTTCCTGCTACAGGAAATACTGAAGCTGGAGCAGTAGCTAAACTAGAAACGGTTACAGCACAAGCTTTAGTGCCAGCATTTAAAAATGTAGCAAAAGTAACTTGATCGTTAGTTGTATCGTCAATAGTGATTGAGGTTGAAGATGTAGCTGTAACAGCGATGACAGCGGTTTTTCCTGCTGGTCTTAAAACTGTGGTATTAGCCATGATTGTTTCCTTGAATTAGTTAAATTATAAACTTTAATAGAAAAAAAGCCATTAGAAATTTAATGGCTTAATCTCTTATATTACATCTACTAGCTTTGTTGAGTTAAATCAAAACCATAAACATATACATCAAATGTTGCAGCTGCGCCTTGCACAGTTCCCATGTCAACGTATAAAGTTTGAGCTGTTTGCACAGCTGTAGTAGCTACAGTTCTTTCAGAAACAACAGTAGAGCTAGTTAAAGCTGAAAGTGCTGCATTAGAAACAATAGCTGTTCCACCTGCTGCTGGAGCAGTAAACACACCTGCGGCAGCTGTAGTTAAACTAATTGAAGCGTTTGTAAAAATAACAAACTTAACAGAGTAAGCTGTTGAGTTGATGATTGGTAATACTGCATCAGTTGTAGTATTAGCATTAACACCTTGATACACAGCTAACAAACGTAGTGCTTGGTTCGTTCCGACTAACTGCGGATGTGCGCTGGAGGTTACTGCTGGGCCTGGATTTGCCATAATAAATTTTCCTTTTCTGTTTGATTAATAGAGAGGGCTTTTACACCCTCTCACCGTTACATTACTTAAGCTGCTACTCGGCAAGCTAACTCAGGGTAGAGTGGCGCCCAACCGTATAAAACATCTAAACGAGTAGGAATTGAGTCATTGTTAATTGTGTATTGACGAACAACACGCATTGAAAGACCAATTTCCTTATCAGATGCACGACCAGCGAAGTGAACACCGTCAGGTAGCTCAAGATCAGCTACTGCTAGTGTGAACGCATTTTTGTGCATAATGATGTTTTGTGGTGATGTGATACCTGTGTTGTTAAATGGTGTAACTGTTTGTGAACCTGAAGAAGTTACAACTACGTTTTGGAATTGACCTGCTGTAATAACAGCTGGTGAAACGTTTACTGTAGCTGTGCCGCTTGAAGTAATGGTTACAGGTGCATTAACAACAAAGTTACGCAATTTACCATAAGATTGACGATTTTGTGGGTTAGCACCAAATACGCCAGCAATAGTAATTACATCGCCTTGGTTTAATGAAGCATTAGCTGTAGCTGCACCAATAGTGATGTTAGAGCTTGAAGCCCAACCACTTGTTAGGAAGCCTGTAGCTGTTGTAACGTTACATGAAAGAACAGAAGTTGCATAAGAACCAAAAGTTTGTGAAACAACGTTTTGATCTAATTTCCAATTCATACCGCCTGAATCACGACCCATTAAACCTTTAGTGTATTGAGCAGAGATAGCTGTTTGTGGATTGAAAAGACCTTTTAAGCTGTCAACAATGGTTGCAGATGTAAATGGCTCAACGATACATGATCTGCGGCCATCTCTTGGAGCGCCTTCAGAATCAAGGAACGCTTGACCTGTTAAGTATGTGATTAAGCTTGTTGGAGTTGTGCCTGCTGTGCCAACGATATTAGCTGTGTTGTTTTTAGCAGTTGTAAGACCATCTCTGTCAATCTTATTCGCAATAGCTGCCACAGCTGGTTTAAGAACTCTGTCGCTAAACATATCTAAAGATAATGCTAAGTCTTGAGTTGTAAACTGTGTGTCAACGTGGAATTGTGTTGATAAAGTAACAGGAACTGATGTTTCGTTGAAATCTTCAACGTTTAATGCTGGGCCTGTTGTTCCGATGAAACGACCAGGACGTCTAACGTTTACTGTGTTACCAATTTTTGCGCCTACTACTGCAAATTGGTCGTCATAGTTACGGTCAACTTCTGATGTGAATGTTAATTCATTTTCCAAAACCATCAACGCTTCGTTGGTGATCTTGCTAATGGTTAGTAAATTATTAGCCATGATATTTCCTTATTTTAAGAGTTTAATATCCTGCTACCTAATCTTTCCTGCTTTACGAGATTCACGCCATTGTTGGTAAGTGCCATGGAATTCACCATCTGAGCCTACGCCAACATCGGCAACTGCTGAACTCGTCTTTATAGGACTAATTGGTGCAGGTGCTTTACTGCGTGCAATAGAAGGTTTCGTTTCAGCTTCAGTCTTGGCATCTTTAGGTGTTTCACTAGCCTCAAACTTTGCTTCTAACTTCCCAATTTCTCGAAGGGCGCTAACTGTTGATAGAGTNTTTAACTTTTCTGCTAGCTCAGGATTTTCTGCTAAATGATATAAAATTCTAGGCCCTTGTTCGGACTCTAACATNGCATCTCTTATAGCATCGTTGACAGTTATGTCGGATGCAGAGGCAATCATTTCATCATAGTCAGGCAAATCCGCCTTAACAGTTTCTAATCGCTCATTCCAAGATTTAATAACGCTTTGGCGTTGTTCTTGTTCTTTGCGTTCAGCTTCAGCTTTATCTCTATTCAAAAGGGCATTTTCTGCCGACCATTCAGCTAATGCTTCAGCGTATTCAAACGCATCATTAAACTGACTTGGTGAAGGCTTAACGTTTTCCTCTACAGGTTTTGGTTCAGCTCTTCCTTCTAGCTCTGAAATTCNTTTCTCTAAAGCTTCACGAGCATCACGTTCTTTAGCCGCTTCTTTGCGAGCTTCTTCACGTTGCTTTGTTAGCTCTGAAAATCTCTTTTCAAGCTTGGGGTTTTGTTTCTTCTCTTCTGTTGCTTTTGTTTCTGTTTCTTCAGTTGGCTGTTCACTCTGATCGTTTGCTTCCTCTGTCGGCTCTGCGGATTTTTCTTCTACAGCCTCAACAGGTGCTTCTTCAGCTAAACCCAATCTGTTTGCATAAAACTCTTCTGCGTTGGCAGAAGTTACTACACTTCCTGCTTCTTTTTCTGACATGGATGACTCCAAGATTTTTACCCAATGATTCCATTGGTAGATTGTTGCTTTATACTATATAACTACTTATTAATCAATTGCTATTACTTATCGCTAAAGTTTGTTGGATCTTCTACTTGTTCTCTGTGCATGCTTTCAAAATGATGTGCAGCTTCTTTACGAACAGGAACAGAAAACATTTCATGCCATTTATGATCTTTTGAACCATGTTCTTTATGATATGACTGTGCAGCACGATCAGCATGGTAATTCCATAACTTACGAGCTTTATCTTGATCGTATTCGCCTTTTCCCATTTTCTTTTGAAGATTTTTTACAATAGGTATATGACTTGATTTGTATAAATGTTCGTCATTATCAGCATGAAGCACTAATTCTTTAGCTTCATTACTCATTTTGTCATAATCAGGTTCGTCATAAGATGATTTTTTACCTGATTGTTGTTCCATGTGTTTACGGTCATGTTCCGCTTTTGTTTTTCCTGTTACTAATGCCATTATATTGCCCTTTCAATAGTTTCTGCGTTTGCTAAATTAGCGTTTTTGCCATTCATATTAGCTAGTATAAGCGCTATTTGCGCTTTAAGCATTTCAATTTCAATTTTAGTGCTGTTATCGATGTCCGTATCACGTCTGCTAGTTTCTTCACGCATTTCAGTATCGTTTGCTTTAGCTGTGACATCCATAAGTTTACGTTTAGTTTCTGCATCTTGTTTGACTCCTTCGATGTCTTTACGTTGTTGAATAACCATTTGAAGCTGTTGTATAGCTTGTTGAGCTTGTTGGTTTTGCGCTTGTAATTGTTGTAATTCCATTTGGATTCTTGGTGGAACTTTAGACTTATCATCCACTTTCGCTAATGGGTTGTTTACGGCTAATCGATCAGCAATTGTTTCAGCGCCTGGGAAGTCCATGTTTCTTACTAATAGATCACCAGCTTGTTGAATTAATGTTGGATCGGCTGCAAATAAAGCCATCATAGAATCTACTGCTTCTTGGCGTTTAGAGTTATAACCTGGGCCTGTATCCATAACAACATCATATTCACCTACTGTGACGTCATTAAGAATCTTATCAATACCTTCTTCGTCTTGGCCATATTGATTAATAGTTAAAATTTCAGGTTTGCCATCGTCACCAATGATACGCAATACTCTTTCTCTATCNTAAATCTTTGGAACTAGATCAAGNATAATGCGACCTGTTTGACGGATAGAACGAGTTAAGTTGTCNTANTAGTGGAAGTTAGTCATGTCCACTTGTTGTTGTTGGCCTTGTAACGCTTTNCCTGAAATATTGCCTTGTGGTAATTGGCTTGGATCAAATATACCTACCACTTGCATTAANTCAGTAGTCATAGATTGAGCCGCAGCCATAATGCCTGCTGGTGGTGGTTCAGGTTGTAATCTTTGTGGTGGAGGTGCTGGCTGACCATCAATGTCTTTTTGCTTATAACGCAAAACAGGCATAGATTTAATGTTAGCCATTGCCCATTCATTCTCATGGCCTTCGTCTTGACCTTCAGCAAGTAACCATTTAGCTTTAGGTGCTAATGCAACTGACTCGGTAAGAGAAGTTTGCCAAAAGTTATACATTCTTTGTGGGTCTTTAGCCATGCGAACAATACCAAATTTCTTTTTCTTGTTCTCAACCACAGTTTCTTGACCATAAACAGGAACGATAGGAATATATTTACCTGCCCATTCGCCTTCTTCTAATACTTCCATAGCAGTTAATTTGCATACTTTAATCTTCTTCTCAAAAGAATCACGAGATTCAACAATAGTAATGCCTGCTGCGTCTAATACTTCTTGCGGAGGTAAGTCACTTGATTTAACGCTTGAACCGTCTGATAGTAAGTGAACTTTTATAGCTTTTCGTTCTGTGTAAAAGTATTCAGCTAATCTAATATCCTCTTTCATAACCCATTCAGGATTAGTGTCACCTGTTCCTCGCATTGTGAAACCTTGTTCAGTTTCAGCGTTAGGATACATTTTCTTAAAGTTTTCTTTGGATATGACTGTAGTAATTAAAACTGTTTCTGCATCTGAACCGTCAGGCATAACAGAGTTAGGATCAAAGTAAACGGTAAAAGGATTGTCAATAGCTTTAATGTAGATTTCTTGATCGAATGAATCGTCACGCACATAATCTGTAGTAATACGCCAATAACCCCAACCCATTCTAACGGCAAAATCACCAGCTTTGTCATAAGCTTGGTCTGCATCGGAATGATTCTCAATGTGTCGGCATATACCTTGTAAGATTTGTGCCATTCTTGCATCTGATTGGTTATTCATGCCATGCACTTTGATGCGTGGTCTTTGTTGTCGCATTTGATTGGTTAATTGACGGCAGTAAGCGTCAACTTTGTTTACTGTTAGACATGGGCGAGCTTCTAATACTCGGCTGTTTTGGATTTCAACAGGCCATTGATCGCCTGCTGCAAACTTTAAATCTTCTAACGCTTCTGATCTATTCATTTGGTCTGCTTCATTAGCAAACTGTAAGAATTTAATCGCATTAGCTATGCGTGGGTCATTGTCACTTTGTTGTATGCTATCGTCTGCCATGTTTTATCCCATCCAGCTTGCGCCAGGACTATAAGTTAATTTTTGAGCTTTACGTTCTTTTTTGTCTTGGATCATTAAACCTATATAGCGAAATGCGTCAGCGCCATGAGAATATACATCATGGAGTGGATTTCTACTAAANTGACCTGTGTCAACATCTACTTCATATCGGTAATGACGTAAGCATTGTAACCCATCCGCACAATTTTCTCTATCGAAATAGCAACTATTGAATATAGTTCGTGCAGCGTTTATAGAATCAACAACAGGAACTCTCGGTAAAATGTTTGTTTTAAACCCTGCTGCTCTTACTATGTCATTAATAGAACGGCCATTAGACGCAATATTTTTGCTCTCGGCATCATGTGGTAGGTGTAGTGTATCGTATAAGTAGCCTAGTTTTTGCATTTCTTGTAAGTAATGAGTGATAGTCTTTTGCGTATCTTGCATATATTTAATGAGCCTTGTTTCCATGCCTATAAATTGCACAAACCAAATAGCTGTGTGATCTGCCCATCCTAAGTCAAATACTGCGTGAACAGGTTTGGTTGCATCATAAGGGACTCGTGTGATCCTTCCTTGCAATTCTGCCATATTCATTTCATTAGCAAAGATAGCGCCATCAACGGTGAGTCGGCATAAACCTTCCCATACATTATTGTAAGCCTGTAAATCTCTGCCCTTTAATGAATCTTTTTCAAGTCTTAATGTTTCAGGAAACCAAGGATTATCTGACCAATTAATTCTTTGCACTACAGATTTTTCAGGTGGGTTTAAAATAAATCTAACGTAGGTTTCATCTGACTCAAGCTCAGGATTAAAGGTCACCCAAATTTCTGACTTTTCTTTACGGATAGTCGGTATTAATATATTCCAGCTAGTTTTGGAAACAGTTTGTGCCTCCTCTACCCAGCACACATCTATACCCTCAAACGATTTGACATTCGCTATGTTGTTCTTTAAACCTACAAAGGCAAACTCTGTGCCGTTTAGCCCTTTAATTGTAGCTTGAGTGACTTCATAAAATGATTCTAGTCCCATTTCTATGATTTGATCTGATAGAAGTTTATGCACAGAATCTTTCATAGAGGTCATAAACTCTCTAGCGCAAAGTATGCGTGTAGGCGTTCTAGCGCCTTTTATGAGTAAAGCTCTTGCGACACCCCAAGATTTTGCACCGCCTCTGCCTCCGTAGAGGATGCGATAACGTGATTCTTTTGGTTCAAATAGACATTCAAGCTTTGCAGGGAATTGAACCTTCCCTATAGCTTCATTTAATTGTTGGTCATTCACTAGGTTTTACAAAAGTTACTTCTATCCCTGTCAATAACGGACTACCATCTGCGCCACTAATCTCTTGGAATTGAACAGCTTTGCCATCCAAGCGATCAACTACCTCTTTAACCGCCCATGGCTCACGAGCAACTGCTGCTTCAACTAAGCCTTCAACGATTGAAGGAAGCTTGTCAGGGTTCTGAACAATGTGCTTGCGTAAGGCATCATAGAACAATTTAGCCTTAACTCCATTTTGATTTCCGAAAGGTGCGCCTGCCATAATTGGGTCAATAATTAACTAATTGATTAAATTATATTATACCTGTGGTTCTTCAGGCAATGGATCAGCTTTAGCAGTATCCTCAACTTTAGCTTTTTCAGCCTCTTGTTGCTCTGCTATTTGTGGAATAGCTTGAGTCTTAATCTTTACTACGATTTGCTCTGCTACTTCCATTGGAAGTTTGTATAGACCTGCTACTACTAATTCTGCTTCTTTGATTTCAAGTTCCAACTTAATGGCCATGATATGCTCCTTAATTAATTAATAAATTACTTTCCTGGTTTTTTTGCTGTCTTTGCTGATTGTTTAAATG